TAACTTCTATGAGTTGTCCAAAGGCTGCGAGTACTTTAGTCTTAGTTACTTTAACAAATACTCTAGACTTTTCGGACTCTCTGAACTTTACATTCTTAGCATACATACCTCGATAATTATGGTATGCATTGAGCCATCTACCTTCATCAAGGTCTCTGGAAGATTCGGCAGAAGTAAATCTGTCGTCAATAAGACCTACGAGATTTTTACGAAGATTTTCTTCTAGAGTAAGTTGAAGACCTTGTTCATCTTCAACTTTCTCAAAGTAAAGCTCATTGGCCGTTAATGTATTTTCTTCTGCCATAATCTTTAGTCAGGCAACACGCCAAGGTGAAGGAACTCAACCAAGAACGTAACCGTGGTTGCTGCTGTAGCTAAGTCTGCTCCAATTGGAGTGAGTCTTCCGTATAAAGTTCTTGCAGAGGCTGTATAAAGAGTTCCTGCAATTACAATAGCTTCAGAAGTAGCAGGGCCACCTACAACACCAGCAGTTACGCTAGTACTGACAAATGCATTAGCTCCATGACCATGAGAGTTCTGGATAATGTACAAGGGTGCATTAGCAGTCCATGTAACGGCAGAACCTCCATCATCAAGAATAGCTTCTGTTGCAATAATCTGAGTACCACCAGAAGAAGTACCTAATGAAAAGTCTACGTCATTACCACTACTACCACCTGTAACAATGTTACCTGCCGGAATAGCAATTAAGTTTCGTATAATAGTATCTGCTGGTTGAGTAAATGAAACATCTGTATTAGTGTCATCAGTTACTGCGATAGTACCCGTAGTTACAGAAGTCCATGAATTACAAATATGATCAGCAAGTTCTTGGACATCTCCTGCACGGGCAGAGTTACGTCCGGTATTTCTAATTTCAAAAACAGGATTTGCCATTTATATATCTCCTTTTAATATCCAAATTCAGCATCTGCTGGTGTATAAGCTTGTTCCATTCTTAAGTTTCTAAATCTACTAAAAATGTCATTTACCTTAGGTCTAGACATAATTAAATATCTTAAGGCGTCATAAGCATGATCAGGGGCGTGAGTATCCACGTCCTCTGGATTACTTTTATCTAAAGGAAGACCTTGTAACTCTTTTATAAGATTCGGACAACTGCTAAAAATCTGCAGCTTAGGTCTTCCATTAGGTTGTACTCTTAAATATTCGTGGATCTGTATTTTATCTACGTAACTTATGACCAGCTTTTTGTAAAGTTTCTCCTACGGTTGGACCTGTAGTACCTGTCCTATTCCATGCTGCAGTATCTAAAACTCCTTGGACACTATATGGATCTTCTAATTCCATGTTAGTGAGCATAACAGCTAAATCTTCTCCTGTAAGACCTTTCTTGTATAATTCTCTATAAATAATTAACGTGTTGTCATCAGGATCAATTGTAGCCCAAACACATGCACTTTCTGAAGCATAACCGTAGTCAATACCTTTAACTCTTTCCCAGCTTATAGGAATTTCAAAAGGTGGTATTACATGTACATCTAAATCAAACTCTGTAAATGCAGCACCTTCTGTAACATCCCAGTTACCTTCCAGAAGCTGTCTACGCTGAACTTCTGGAAGTGCTTTGAGCATTTGCTCATAGCGTCCATCTTGTGCCAGATAAGGATTATCTTCTAGTCTGGCAGTAATGAAACGTCGTGTAAGTCCATCTTGGCCTGTAAAGCTTGTATTAGGCTCTTCTGGACTTACATAACGCTTCTTTACCCAATGTGCTCCTACACCACCGGGGTTAGCGGTACAACGCATGTAGGGCGTTATTTCTGAATCTGTAGTACGTAAACGTGATGCTAGATAGTTCCAAGAAAACTCTGTGTTTAAATGAGTGATCTCGTCAAAACCTATCCAAGAGTAGGCTTGGCCCTGATACCTATAAACATCTGCATCTCTTTCAAGGAAACCAAACTCCAGCTTTGCTCCGCTGGGGAAGTTCCAGATCTTTTCTACTTCTCTGAACTTACACCCAGGAAAAGCTCTAGGGTAAAGCTCACGGGACTTATCAATAAGTTCCCGAAGTTCTGGCATAGACCTCCTTAGGATTAAAGCCCTATGGGCTGGCCTATGACAATATCTTAAAGGATCAACAAGCATGGCATAAGACTTACCACCACCTGCTGCACCTCCGTAAAGAACATCAGTTTCTGAAGCTGCTAAGAAGTCTGTCTGTGGACCATCATTAGGCTGGAATATAACTTCTTTCTTTGCAGCCTCTTGAACAGTCGGTGAAAGTTCTTCAATGTCAGCATCTGTTACAACTTTACCAGCCTTTGTCTCAGTTTCAGGATCTTCGTCAAGTTTTGTTAAAGTCTTGGTTTTAGAATCTAAAGAGTTTTTAGCGTTGGTTAATTGTTTTTGAAGCTTTTTAACTTGTTCTTTTTTATCTCTTACTTCTTGTCTAGCAGCTATCTTAGCCTGATTAGCTCTTGTATAATGATACTTTCCTTTGTTACCTACAGCTTCTCTTTCTTCTTTTACGTAGTTTGAAAGAGATTGTATAGATATACTATAACCTTCATGTTCTACAAATAATCTACCTTCTCTGATAGATTTAATAGACCCAGCAACAATGCCCTCTACAACCTTTTTTAATATTTTATATTTAGTTTCGTTGCGAACAAATTGTTTATTAGGTTTATCATCATCATACGCAAAAGGTGCTGTACCTTGTTTTCTTGGTTTAGTTTTCGGCAGCTTCAATATCTATTACCTTTTTTGCAGGAAGAATGAATAAAGATCCACCACTATCATCTACGCTTATGTCTAACTTATCTGTCTTACTGACTCCAATACGATCTAGGATAGTTTGAGCCGCCTGTAACTTTACATTGGCTTGAGGAATAGGTTCATTTGATTCCATCACATGTACAAGTTTTAAAGCAGCTTTAGGTGCGGATTGAGCAAGGATCTGAGTGGCTAAATCTATTATTTCATTTTTTAGTGATTTTATAACTTGAAGATAGCTTCCTTCAGCATAGCCTGCTAAATCTGCTGCTAGTTTTGGATCACCTCCCGTTTGGATTAAACAGTCCAAGAACTTTTGTTGTCTCTCTGTTAAAACACGTTCTGATGATTTCTGTGGTAGATATTTATTCATAACTGCCCATTATATAGCTGAATTTAAGATTTGTCAAGTTTTTATTGACAAAACAAGAAAACAACCCTATAATAGGCAAACACGCCTTCTAAGAGTGTTTTTAAAAGTTTTTAGAATCTTCTAAATAAAAAATAAATATTTATTTAGAAGTATATTAGAAGTTTTTAAAAGCTTTTAGAAAGGCGGTCCCCCAGAAAGTTCCCCAAAGGTTGGACAATTTTAAAAGTTGTTGAAATGTTTTTGATTGTATTTACTACCCAGGGGAGGGGTGGTGGCCTCCTGCCTACCCCTTTGAGAATCGTTCTCATTTGCCAAACTTTCTCAATTGCTAGGCGTTCCCTTTTGGCAACCTTTCCCAAATGCCAGCCCCTACCCTTTGCCAAACTTTCCCAAATGCTAGAAGTTTCTCAAATAAGAATCATTCTTGTTTCCTTTCGCAAACTTTCCCAAGGCTGGACAGGCCCGGCGCGGGTTTCCAAAGGCCAAGAATGCGAATCATTCTTATTACCTTTGGCAGCTTTTTCAATGGTTTAACCCACCTTCCCACATGCTCCAAACTACTGTACATCCGTACAGGTTTTGACCCTTTAAAAACTACTGTATATTTATACAGTGCTTTTCCGTCTAAGGCACGATCTCAGGCTGCCCGTACCTAGGTAGGGGTTTCCACAAAACCGCTGAGAACGGCTCTCAGTGCGTCTTAGGCGATGTTTTCCGCCCAAAAACTTCCATTTTTTAACTTATACAGTAGTTTATACAGTACACATCTAGTGCCTCTATCGCCTTCAAACCACTAGATATAGTGTTTGCCTGTTTTTCACGTTCCCTTACTTTTTCAGTACTTTTTCATTTTTATATAGATTTCTCCATTTTCTCTCACTTATCCATTATCTTTCCATTCTATTTGTGCCATCTGGATAACGATTTCATATATCATCGCAATCGTTGGATCGAACGCTGAGGGCTTGCCCTGTCATGCTTTAGCATCCAGCCAGCCAAGGATCATGATGTCTCGGCAAACACGCGGCGGGTTTAGCAGTAGCGGTCCGCTGTGGTGTGCATAGGGCACATGTGCAGGATGCGACGAAAGGCGCATTCGGTAGCGTATTTGTGACGGTTAGCAGCCGCTTAACGACAAGGCATCCACGGTAGTGATAGAAACGGGATTTTCTGACGTACATAGAATGCTTGTTTCGTTGTTTAGGTTTTCTGTCGCCGCGTTTGAATTGTTCAATCAGGCAACGCCGCAGTAACAGGTCGCACGCTCCCACAGCATTACG